TCTCGGCGATTGTCTTTTTGTAAGCGCCTTTCATAATTATATCAGAATCAGAATCTTTGTTTCCAAAGAATGATCCGTACCCTTTTATGATTCCGGCTTTTTCATCCGCATCGATTAACTCTCCAACTGGAGCTGCTTTATAAAGAATTGTATTCATATAGAAAAATTTTTGTAAATATACGATTTTTAAATTTTTTGATTTGCACCAAATGAAACACCAAAACCAATGTCAGAAATTTCTCCGGTCGCTTGTGCAGTTTCTTTAGGAAATGGCGCTATTGAACAACGGCAGTTAATTACCTCACTAGCCGGGCCGCTTGGGTCTCCCGGGTACATCATTAAAGCACCTCCAACCATAAAAGGCTCATTTTGAGGAACTGGCTCACTTGCACCGGCTTCGGCGTGTGTTGACCTAGTTCTGTCATCAAAAGACGCAATCCACTCTTTCATCATATCGGCCGCCGGGAATATTGTGTTTGCAGATTTTAAAGTTGCAAAATTCGCAGCACTTGTTGCCTCTGTTCTAACTAATCGCTCCGCTTGAAACGCCGAATACCTATTGAATTGGCTTCTTAAAATCCTAGTCTTTTCTGCAATACCTAAATTCTGAAAATCAATATCAGTCATTAAATTTTGCGTAACTTTTTGAAGTGTTGCCTTTGCAGTTCCACTTACTAAAGTAACCCTTTCAGCACCTACGGCAGAGCCATAAGACGCAAAAGAATTTTGCCATTCACTAACATATTGATTTGGATTAACTCCCTTTTTTATGTATTTATCAAAATTTCTTGCATACCATTTGGCAAATTGTAAACCAATATCAGAATATAAATCACGATAAATTTTAATTAATTCACTTGTACTAAATAAAAGTTGAAAAGATGTTTGACCACTAGACAAAAAAGATTCTGCTCCTTTATAGTATTGGTTTTTATAGTATCGCCTTACTTTAGAGGATTGCCTTTTTTCGGCTTTGTCCAATTCCTTTTCAAAAGCCTTTTGCCATTTGTCTTTGTCTAACCTCAATTAGTCGTCTTTTAATTTGTTTACTTCTCTTATTGCCCAATCAACCCCGGCAGTTCCACCCCATAAGTTCCAAGCAACGTAGCCGTTGTCCTTCCAAGGCTCTCCCTTATATTTAGGATCTATCTTTGCGTTTTCTCTGTGGCGATTAAATTGTGCCATTCTTTTAACAACATCTAAAGAAATATTATCTCTGTTTGCGAGTTGCGATGCTCTACGCCAACCGACTTCTGTTCCCGCAGTAACAACATCACGCCCATATTTTTCACGCCATTCAATCATCCTTTTTGCGTTGTTGGTTGCAGATTGAGGATAATTATTATAAGTTTCAGCCTTAATTATTTCGTTTTTTTTTTGACCTAAAAACTTGTTTACGTCTACATCTATTGGCTCAATGGGTAAATCAATATCGCTTGGATTTGTTGGAATTAAATTAGCCGGAATAAAGTAATCGTCTAATTGAGTATTTTCCTCATCTTTTCCGTAGTTCATTGCAGAACGCTTTTCGTTTGGAGTAATCCACCAGGCCTTTGATAATTGGTCAACTACCTTTTCAGTTTCCTCTTGCATCTCAGGAATTACAGAAAAATCAAACTCAATACAAAGTTTGTCGCCATATTTAGGCGCTAACCATCTGTTTAATTCGTCTTTAATTTTTATAAGTTCCGGAATAACTGCGTTTTGATATAATGCTTTTTTAGCCTCTTTCATATTGTTGTAAGAGGATGAATCAGTATTGTTTAGTAATTGCACCGGTACATTGTAGATGTTACATAAATCTTTTATTGAGGCGTTGTATTGTGCTATCAAAGAAACATCAGAGGCATTTAATCCAAAATTAACCCAACTCATTTTGTTTGGAGTTATGATAATATCTCCGGCATTGTCCGAGCCTTGGTGCTGACGTCTGAATTTATCTTTTAACTGTTGCGCTTGTACCTCGTTAATATCGCCCATCTCAGAAGTTAGTAAACCTCTTGCAGTTTGGTTTTGTAAATATTTTACTCCCGTTTGTACCGCCTCATTGTTTGTTGTTAAAGAACGCAAACCCGCTCTTAATGGCGATTGTCCGTACATATGCGATCCAGTACCATCATAGTAAGGATTGAAGTCTTTAATGTGGCATATTTCAGACGCATCAATGTATTTTGTTCCGTTGTATTCTAATTTATATTTAGATACTGGCTCCATTATACCATTAGATATAATCTCCATCACTTGCGACGGCATAACATACAACTCTGTAAATTTGCCAACATTTGCTCCCGTATCAGGGCCAATTCCATAAATATATCTGTTCCCGGTTAATTTACCAAAAGCAATTAATTCCGTTAGCCAAGCATTGTAAGACTGTGCCGGATTTGGTCGCTCTAATATTTTATGTAATTCAGTATCTTGTAATTCAACCAATGCGTTTTTTTGCAATAATGACGCCTTTTGAATAGACGCTGCATCCATCATTCCTGAAGTTAAAGCCTTATATCTTTTATAATCGTTTTCGTTTGTCTTTTCATAAACTTGAAACGGAATTGTTGTTGCCGCCTTTGTGATTAAATTAATCAAAGAATATATTGTTGCGTTTTTCTGATACCCTTGCGTAATATAAGAATCATCGTTCTCAGTATTCCAAAGAACAGAATTACCTAGCCAGTTATAAATGGCTCTGTTATATTGCTCGTTTGTGTTTTGATTTTTTTTTGAAAAATTGAATCGGTCAAGGAATGAGGCCATATTTTAAAGTAATATAAAATTTTCGTAAAAATACAAAATTTAAAATTGTTTTTAAACTACAAAAAAGTTGTTAATTAAATTCCTTTCAATAGCGTAGGAAGTTACGTCAATGTGTTCATCGTGTTTAGCGTTTGGAAACGTGCTTACTTGTTGTAAAAACGCATCATTCCAATTATCTTTTACAATAAAAACTCTACCGCCTTCAATAAATGGCGAGGATGCTCTCGCTCGTTCGATTTTAGAGTATCTAACAAAGTTTGTTTTTATTTCTGATACGTTGTATCTAGTTTCACGCCTTAAAAGCTGCACAAGAGATTTTCCGGATGCTTTAGGCTCGACTAATATTTGTGATATTGGAACGCCACAAGATTGCACAAAAGAAGTAACAAAGTTTTTTAGTTCAGGCATTTCCAAGTACTTATCAATGCTTTTAAATATGTAAAGATTGTCGCCACTTTTACCGCTTATTTGTATTCCCGTTGGATCGTTTCTTGTGTCTTTGGTATAGGCGCCATCAATATACATTTCAAAAGATATATCGCTAGGTAACTCGGATCTGTGTATAATATTAAACCAATCTTTTCTCCATTCTCCACCCTCAGGAGGCGAAGGGATTTGTAAATACTGACCACTAAAAGTATATCTGTCCGCTTGGCGTATTGATTCAAGTTCCTCAAAAGAATGTTTCTCAGGCCATAACGCATTATTATCGTCATCCAATGCCGCCAACTTTAAATGATGCCATTGCTCCCCACTACCGCCATCTAATAAATAACCGCTCAAATCTTCCTCGTGCAACCTTTGCATAATAACGATAATAGGAACATCCCTATCATTAACCCTTGAACGAATAGTTGTATTATATCGATTGTTTATAAACGACCTCCTAACGTCAGACAATGCGTCATCAGGTTTTAATGGATCATCAATTATAATTGCTCCACCAGTACCGGCACCAAACCCGGTAATTGCACCACCGGAGGATGTTGCATAAACACCACCGCCCTCGGTTGTGTACCATTTCTTTTGTGATTGTGAATCCTTTTTAAGTTGTAGATTCCAAATGCTTTGGTAGGCGTCTGAATTAATATATTCTTTTGTCATTGAACTATTATCTAGCGCCAACGAATCGGAATAAGATAAATGAATAAACTTTGCCATAGGATTTTTAGCAAGTGTCCACGCAATAAACATTTTAACGGCTAATTCAGTTTTTCCGTATCGTGGAGGAATATTTATTATAAGGCGCTTTATTTCGCCGTTATGAACTTTGTGTAATGTGTTGGCTAATGTTCTATGAAACTCTGCTGCCTCGAATTTATTTCCGGTATTCTCTTTGAAAATATAACGAGTAAAAAACAAAAGCGAATCTTCACATTTTTGTTTAATTATTTCGTTAATACTCATCGTTTAGAATGTCGTCAATCTTTTTTCTTGCTTCGTTTGATAATTTGCTCGTACTAACCTCTGCGGTCATTTCTACCTCTTTACGTTCAATATAACCTCGCTTTTTGCCTTTGGTTTTTAAATAGAATATTGTTGCAGTAGTGTTGTCGTTTTCAATTTGCTTATGAAGTTTTGATTCTACAAAATCCAAAGTCAAATTTTCTAACTCATCAACAGACGCTTTAAAGTCTTGGTCATCTTTGTAATACTTGTAGAATGTAGACCTTGCACAACCGACTATTTTACAAGCAGTTGTAACTATTCCAAGCGATTTCTCTAACGCTTCTAAAAGATTCTTTTTTACTATGTCCGAATTTGTTGTCATAACGCAAAGTTAAAAAAATATAAATACATAAAAAAACCCCCTATTTCTAGGAGGTACAAACTTAAATTTTATGAAAAGAATTTTAAACTTGGTCGTTCTTAATTCTCTGCTAAATTATAATTTTTCTTTTAGTTGTGCAAATTTATTTCCCACACAATTCGCAAACTTCTTTGTCTGTATCGGTTTTGTCGTCTTGGTCGTCATCAATAGGAACATCAAAAACTGGTAAATCAACCCCCCATTCAACTAATTTTTGTACATCCCATTCATTTGCTAGTATATCCCAATCCCACTCTCCAAAGCCTACATTGTCTTTAACAATAAACTCTTGCTTTTGTTCTTCTGTCCAACCTTGTGCAATATCAATCCAAACCTCAAACAATCCGGCAGACTTACAAGCCTTTAAACGCATATTTCCGCCAAGAACAATCATATTCTCATCAACTACTATTGGCCTTTTCTCTAACATCTCAGGAAACGCCTTAATTGACTTGACTAATTTTTTAAATTTAGAATCTTTTATAAATCTTGGATTGTCCGGATTTTCTTTAACAGATGCAATGTTTACTTTTTTTTTCAAAAGAGTAATTATTTATCTTGTGTAAACCAAACAAAAGAAATTCCAACCACCGCAATAAAGAATTGCAGACAATGTTCTGTTTCTCCGGTTAAATCTGTTTCGCCAAAATCGTCATCCATATTAGAATTCCAATAATTAGCGCCAAAGCAAATGCCGAATAAAGCAAAAATAGTTGTGTTGAAGTTTATGTTCATACTTGCCAGTATTTTTTGTAAATATACAAATATAATTCTATAACTTTTTTTTGTGCTTCCTCTTGTGTGTATATTTTTGGCGATACTTTTTTGTCGCCATTTTCATTAATTTCAACTTTTAAACCTTTTTTTGTGGGTAAAACGCCAACAGTAATATTGTTGTTTATGCACCATTGCATTGCCTTTCTGTGTTGGTCAGTTTGCGGAATGTTTATTTTTTTGCTTTTAGGCATTAGTATATTGTTTTTATTATACTATTTGCTACTGCCTCAACAACATCAACTGTTACTGCATTTCCGCACATTTTATATCGTTGTGTATCGCTTATTTTACCACTTTCTCCGTACTGAGTCCAATTATCTGGAAAGCCTTGTAATCGTTCACATTCAATAGGTGTCAATCTTCTTATTTTGTTTTCATTAATTACCTTAAAACCATTAGTTAATCCACTACGTGAACAATGCTGAGTAATAGTTCCAACTATATTTTCTTCTTTTACTTTATTGTTGTAACCATCGTAGATTACCGCCTGATTACAAGCAGTATCTAAAGTTTGAGCAACTCCTTTTCCAACTCTGCCCCTCCTAGTTTCTGAATTTGAACGTGAATAATTTATACTATCCCCTTCAGTTGCTTCTTCATAACCTTTTTTAGTACCTGAATTTATTTTTATTATAGGCTGACCACTCCCGTCCTCTCTTGCTCTTGCGGGTATAGTTGGACAGTCTCCGTCTTTTATTTTTCTAAAACCTTTGCCGTCATTATGAGTTCTTAATGTTCCTACTTCGACTTTTTGTGCATTGAGTTTACGTTCAATAAGGTAACTTCCGTTTCCGTCTGCTCCATATCTTGTTGTGAGGCAACAAGTGTTTGTTTGTTGTCCTTGTAACTCATTAGTCTGTTTACTACTTTCTCTGATAGGAAATATTTGTTCTCCGCTTCCGTTTCCAAGATATCCGACAAGGTAGATTCTCTCTCTGTTTTGGGGTAGAAACCACTTTGTATTAAGCAGTTGCCATTCAAGTCGATAACCCCCAAGGTTGGTAAAGGCTTGGATAATTGCCCAAAAGTCCTCGCCATTGTTTGAGGAGAATGTTCCTTTAACATTTTCCCAGACAAAAAAACGTGGTCTGCACTCATCGATGAGTCGAATTGCCTCGGTAATAAGGGAGCTGCGTTGTCCTCCCATCCCTTTACGTTTTCCAGCAAGACTAAAATCTTGGCAAGGCGATCCGAAAGTGATTGCGTCAATTTTTGGTAATTGTGTTCCTCGAACATCTGTAACTGATCCGACATAATTTGAATTTTTAAAGTTATTTTTATAAACGTCTATTGCGTATTTATCTACTTCTGAAAAGTATGAGTTTACTTCAAAACCCGCTTTTTCAAAACCTAAGTGAAATCCGCCAATCCCACTAAATAAATCTAAGTGATTAATTTTAAATTTTTTCATTTATTTTATTTTTAAAATGGTACATTATCATCGGTTACAACCTCAAACCTTTTTGTATTTAAATCTACATCCCTATAAACACCGCCGTTTTTAAAATCAGGCGCAATGTCAAAATCGCCTAGTTGTCCGTTTTCTTTTCGTTTTACTTTTTCAACATACATTTTCACAATATCCGAATCAAATTTTGTACGTTGTCCAATACATCTATAAACTATTAATCCGTTGTAGGCCTTATTAAAAAAGTCAGCCGAGCCACTTATATCATACAAAGTTGGTTTTTTATAGTTTCCGTTTTCGCTTTCTATTTTCCTAGGGTGTGCCACTAAAAATAAATGTGTATTTGTTTGCTGACAAAATTGTGTAATTTCTGATAATACTTTTCCAATATATGAATGGTCTCTTTGCGCTGAATGGTCGAGCATATTCCAAGGGTCAATCACGCAAACATTTATTCCTTTTTGAAATACCAATTCTTTAAAATGGTTTAATATCGCTTTTAAAGTTAAATTCTCTAAATCTATTTTAACCCAAAAAAAATGGTCTTCAATAAAATCTTTTGTGTTATTTAATTGGTTATTATCGCAATTAGTTTCGTTTAATTTGTTTGCTATTCTTTTTATGTGTCCTTCATATGGGAATGATTCAGGAGCAAAAATTGCGCATCTCATATCGTAGGTAGTTGCTAGGTTACAAAATATTTGATCAATTACATCAGACTTTCCTGAATTTGGTATTCCCGTAACAACTGACCACTCTCCTAAAGACATTTTGAAATATGTATCAGAGTTCGGCAAACCTATTGAATAGTTTTTAACTCCCGCCTCATTATAATTTAAAACCGATTGCCAAATATCATTAACATTTAAAACGCCCTCCAAAGGGAAGTTCTTAGCGCCTTTAATAACGTTCCTTAATGTTTCTGCTCCCTTAGATATTAAAATCTCGTTAGCGTCGTTATAATCGCCAAAATCAACGTATTTGCAACGATATGCTCCAAACCTTCTTGCAAGTTCTTTTCTGAGTTCAATTCCCGGATTGTCGTTATCTGTGCAAAGTATTATTTCTTTTTTATCTTTAAAGTATTGCCAACAGTTGTCCAAATATTCTAGTCTTTGGCTTCCTTTAGATGCTCCATTTGGAACAGAACAAACAGAATAAATACCCGCCTCGTGTAAAGTTAAAGCATCCATTTCTCCCTCAACAATATAAATTTTGTCCATTTCTTTGATATTGTCAAGGCCATAAAATATAAGTTCCGCACCTGAAACCATTTTAAAATTCTTTTGCGAATCTCTATATTTTACGTTTACAAGTTCATTCTCTCGGTAGTAGTTAAAGTTTACGGCTCTACGCTTTGCGTTTACTTGCGGAAAATACTCCATTGATTGACCAACCTTCCAATGTTTTAAAGTTGGCTCTGTGATGCCTCTACCTTTAAACCATTCAATAACTGGCTCAGAAATATTTAGTTTGATTTTTTGAGGTACAATATATTCTTGCTTTTTCTCAAATTTTGTAGTTCCACCCCAACCGCAGTTGTGGCAATTCCATAAACCCTTTTCTAAGTCTACTGACAAACATTTATCACGTTTGTTTTTTCTTGTATGGCTACACTTTGGGCATTGTGTTTTAATTTTGCCAGTCGTTTTATTACCGACATCAATATTGAAGTCTTTAAATGTTTTCATTAAGTTTTGTTTGTTTTCGCTAAATTAGAAAAAATATTTTAATTTTTCAAATCTGATATTTGTTTTTTTAAATCATCAATCTTTTGTTGCTTTAATGCTGATAAAAATTTAAGTCTTAAAATATCTAATTTGCCAGGTAAAAACCAATCATCAGGATATGTTACCTCTAAATATCTCTCTATTTCTTTTAATGTTTCCTCCATTACTTTAATTGTTTTGATTTATTAATATTTATTGTCGCTACTTCTTTGTTTGTTAAATTGTTGTTTTCAAAGTCTGTTGTTTTTGGCAAAGGTTTTTTAAACCATTTCAATTTTAGATCCTCCAACTCAAATAAAAAAATTCCTTTCGGTGTGCTATTTATGTAAATTGGAACATCGCCAAACTTTTTTGATTCTTTTATTAGATATTCGTATTTAGGTTTTTCAATTATTAGTTTGTCATAATGCGCAGCTCTGCATTTTAGTTCGATTCTGTTTTTTGTTTCAATATCGTAGCAATCAGATTTTGAAAAATTATCGCTTGTATCAACTAACAAACTATAATAGTTTTTTGATAACCAATCAAACAAATCAGATTCACGCCAATATTTTAATTTTTTATAATGCACAATAACCACTATCACATTCATTAAAGTCATCATCAAATAACTTTGTTTGTTTTAAACTTTTTCTAATGTCTTTGTATTTCATACCATTTTTAAAAGTTCGTTTACCATATCCATTTTCCTCTGAATCTACAAACCATTGAAATTTATTCGGATGCTTATCACTCATATGTTTTAATAATACTGGCGACCTATGGAAGCAACCAACACAATTATTTAAGTAAGCAAATCTCACATTTTTATCTTTCCAATAATTCTCAATAGAATCTTTAAAAGTTGGATTATCTATTAAAGGAAACTTAGGTTTTTGCCACTCAATGTCTGCCCATTTATTTTGAGTTTTACGTTTACCTACTATTGCTTTAAATTCTAAGTTGCCATTTTTATTTGCTTTTTCTAACATTGTTTTTGCTCTCCTTTGTTCGTTGGCTCTAAATCCTATTCTCATTTCTACAACTTCATTTATTTCTTTTCTCCACCAATCAAAAATAGGTTGCAACTTCATTTCAGTAGTGCAAAACCTTTGAGTAACATTTGGTAAATATCTTTTACCATTTCTTACTGTAATTTCATCAAAAGTCTTTCCAGTTACCCAATCAATCTTTGATCCTATAAATTGTTCTAAATCTAACATTGTATAAATAATCATATCTTCTT